AGGTTCGGTGTGGTGCGGTAAGGTGAGGTAGGCTTCCAGCCCACGGCGGTCTAATGACCACCGTGGGCATTAAGGTACGGTTTGGTGAGGTAAGGTTAGGTTCGGTGTGGTGCGGTGTGGTAAGGTAGGCTTACAGCCCACGGCGGTCTAACGACTCCCGTGGGCATTAAGGTACGGTTTGGTGAGGTACGGTGAGGTACGGTTGGGTATGGTAAGGTAGGCTTACAGCCTGCGGCGGTCTAACGACCACCGTAGGCATTATGGTACGGTACGGTTAGGTACGGTTGGGTATGGTGCGCTTACCGCCCACGGCAGTCTAACGACTCCCGTGGGCATTAAGGTTAGGTGCGGTACGGTGCGGTTGGGTATGGTAGGCTTCCAGTCCACGGCAGTCTAATGACTCCCGTGGGCATTAGGGTCCGGTCGGGTTAGGTAGGGTGTGGTGCGGTACGGTTTGGTAAGCTCCCCGCCTACGGCAGTCTAACGACTCCCGTGGGCATTAAGGTTAGGTACGGTGCGGTGTGGTACGGTGTGGTCTGGTAGGCTTACAGCCTACGGCGGTCTAATGACCACCGTGGGCATTAAGGTAGGGTGCGGTAGGGTAAGGTAGGGTGCGGTGCGGTGTGGTCAGGTAGGCTTCCCGCCTGCGGCGGCTTAACGACCACCGTAGGCATTAAGGTTAGGTTAGGTCTGGTTGGCTTACAGCCTACGGCGGTCTAACAGCTTCCGTAGGCATTAAGGTTCGTTGAGGTGCGGTGCGGTCCAGCTGCGGTAGCCTAATGACTAGCCTCTCGCCATCCAGACCGTCTCGTCATTAGTGGCGATCGATCCTGCCATCTCCATGGACTGTCGTTTCTGCCATTCCTGTGCTTCTTGAATCTGGCGTCGGCGGGCGTGTTCTTCTGTCTGTTCGACGGTTACGTCCATTCGGTCGGCGAATAGGCCAACGCACATTGCCAGACTCTCTATTTCATCATCGCGGTCGAGGCATCCTTTCTTTTTCTGGATGCGAGTGTATTGGAGTTGGAAGGATTCACTTTCAGCTACCTTGCGCGGTATGATGAGTTTGTGTCCGTGGGTTATCGGTTCGAGCGCGTCCAGTATGCGTATCTCCTTCTGGCGAGTCACATTCTGGGTTCTTACATGGCACGTCCATTTCTTATTCGATTCGGGATGCTGGCGGGCGGACTCGATTGCGGCTTGGCCGGATATATCGCCAGCGTAGGGTTCGGGGCTTTTGATATTGAAGTAGGTGCCCCGCAGTATTCGCATCATCAGCGGTTCGAGCATCCCGGCACCGTAGTTGCTTTCGATAACGATTTCTCTTGTAAGTGCTTCTTTGGCGATTTTGCAGAGTCGGTGCAGGGTCTCTTCTTCATATCCGCCGGGTAGACTGGCACATTCCTTGACATGCAGGAACCCGTTGCAGAGTCCGATGACACAGTAGCCCACACGGTCCTCGCCTCGGCCAGCTGGGTCGATCCACATCTTGGTATCTTCGTAGGGGATATAGTCGTCCACCCCAGTGAAGCTGTGGGCAGGTCGCCGCCAGCAGTCGTCACCAAAGCCCAGACTGACGATATCTTCGATGGAGGTATCCTGATCGGCCTTTCCGCCTGCGGCTCTGATGCCCCACAGTAATCGCCGTGGCGCTCGTTCCACGTCAACGGTATCGATAACCATGCAGTCGGCCATCCGCAGTGGATACCGGTTAGTTTCGCCGGTATCGTTGATGAGCATGTAGTGCATGTACCATGAGTCGAGTCCTTCAGCCTTGGCGTCGTCGATGAACCCTCTGTCGGTTCGATGGGGAAAGACCATGGTGCCTTCAATCGACTTGTTTTTCTGTAACGCCTTGGCGATCTCCGGTGCCAGTCCGATCATCCGAAGATCACCAGTTGGACCGTACAACTCCTTCATTGTGGGGTAGAGGATCGGCCAGGTTCGGAAGTGGTATCCGCGTGCCGCTAGCCGCATGTATACCGAGTCGGCGTGATGATAGGTGCCGACGTAGATGATCTCGCGTTTGCCGTATGAGCAGACCTTGGAGAACTCGCGGACGCGCTTGTCCAGCTTGTTGCGTGTGTCTGGAGAATAGGTGTTTTCATCGGTCTCCACATCGTCGGCGATGAGGATGTGGGCACGCTTACCTTCAAGCTGTTGCTCGATGCCAAGGCAGGTTAGTGACGCCGAGCGATGTCCTGGCGGGCAGGTGCCTACATCGATCTGTCCGTGTCGTGCCGACTTGCGGTGCCCAACCTTGCGTCTAGGGTGCATATCCGCCAACCACGGTATTTCCTTTGTCCAGCCCATGAACATAGTGAGCGATTCGATGGCATGCTGGCCAGTCTTGGATACGATGGCAATCTTGAGACCCGGTGCCCGGAACAGCCGCCATGCGGCGTAGGCCATCACCAGGTGTGTTTTACCTACACCACGCCAGCTAAGTATCCCGCGATGGCGTGGCCCTTTGTGCATGTATCTGATCATGGAAATTTCAGGGGGTCCGATAGGCGCTACCCTGTCGTAGCCCATCCGCTGCCATATCGCCCGGATGAACAGTACGGGGTCGATCTTGATTGTGGCGATTGGTACTTTCAATCTTCGTCTTCCATATCGGCCAATTGCAGGTTGATCGGCGGAGGTTCTGAGTTGGTGCCGTATCGTTTAGTGAGTTCAGCTAGCATCGCCGCCGACAGCTCCTCACCGTTCTCGCGTTTAGCGGTGAGTGTAGCCAACACGATAGCGTCGGTTTGCTTGATGATCGACTGGTGGATTTCCTCATGTTCGGTGGGTTTTGGTGGGTCGGTCATTTAGCTTCCTCAAAGTTCTCAGCCATCCTATCAGCCATGATAAGTGAGATCCATAATCTATTGAACGGCACTACGCCCATTGCCTTGTGAAAGTCGTTTTGGTTTATTGGCTTTTTACCGCGCAAATGCTCGGCAAGAGCGTTTGTGGTGTACAGGAGGCCACCTAGTAAACTGAAAGAGGGGTTCCCGAGGTAGTTCCCCATTCTTGGGTTAAGCGTGCCCAGCCCTGACGCGCGACCGCCAGCAAACAAACTTTCGCTTTCGCCGCCCATGAAAGCAGCCATATCGATTATGTCGGGAAGGAAAGACGACGATGGCGATTTCTGGAAGGCGATGCGGCCAAGGTTATCCAGTGATAGCTTCTCTTCGAGGAATTCTTCTCGGTCTGATCGTCCCAGGGATGTGATGTGCATACGGGCAGAATAAGACGCCGCAGCGGCAACAAGTCCAAGCGAGAATTCCATAAAAGTGAAGAATGCCAGTTCGGTCTCGCCGTCGCGGATGCCGTCGATCAGCATAGCTGTACGCGCGAGGAGTTGTTTTTCCCAGGCAACGAAATTGAAAACCCTGAATTGGACAAGCACCCGGCCCATGTCTTTAGTCATCCATTTTGCCATATCACTGACGTGGTTTTCCTGCACTACTCGATGCGTCCAGCGTGTAATGCCGGCGAGATACTTACCGGCGACCTTTATTTCCAGTTGCCGTTCCGCTTCGTTGGCTGCTTGCGATCCCCATTTTTCAAAGTTGACTTTCAATAGCCGCGGCCCGCCGATTATGCTTGGCTCGGTTTCGGCGTATCGCAGTAATGCTCGGTTGATGACTCGGTTGTCGTCTTGGGTTAGGCCGATACCACCCAAGCGGTTCTTACCGAATACCCGGCCTCTGAATGCTTTATCCATAAAGCTCTGATGGACAATGACGGTGGTAACCTGCTCCTGCTTGATGGTTAGTGGTGTCAGTCCGCTTAACACGCCCGCAACCCGTCCTGTCCTGCGTAAGGTTGCGTTGGCGACTTGTTCGATATCGACCATCTGATCGGCAGTGTCGATGTGTTGCAGCACTTCGCTGTTGCGCCAGTTGAGCATAACGCCGGCGAATGTTTGCGCTTCCTTAGCTAATGCGTTGGTGCCATGGCCAGCGCGGAATGTAAAAAGGATTTCGCCGATTGCCGGCATCTGTCGCATCATCGCTCGGATACCGACCTGGCCCAGTACGGAACCTATTTCGGCACCACTGGCGAATCCGAACAGCCCGCTGCGAGTGATGTAGTTGTATTGGCGCAGGTTGGCCATGAACCCTGACCACTGACCCTCTGGATGGATACGGTGTCCGGCCAGCGCTCTGAATATGATATCCAACTTATCAATATCGCGTTTGATATGGGTCTTGGGCATACCCTGTTCTTCCATTTCACGAACAAGGAAGTTCAGTAAATCTTTGTGAGTAGCGAACTCCTTGCCGGATACCCGACTCATTTCGTTCAGTAGCTGGCGTGTGGCCGCGGCGCCCACAACCTGTCTGGTGTAGAGCGTGTAGACTTCGGCAACGTCGTTTTCCAATAGATCGGTGAACTTGAGACCTTCGAACTCGACAGTCTCATCCAGGAGCGCCCTACGTTTAGCCCGCGATGTAAGTGACCTGTCCTTGTCGGGCGATATCAGTCGGATAGTGTCTTCGATGGCGTCGTCGGAGAGACCTTCATCGCGTAACGCTATTCGCAGTAGTTCGGGTGAATCCCCTGATGCCAGGTGCGCTCGCTGTAATTCGGTGTATTTTTTCGTGTCATTGAGGATTCTCACCATAGCTCTGGCGACTTGATTCGCCTGGAGCGGGTTTTCGGCGAGTTTAGGCTGGGCAGATGTAAGCGCCATCTGGTATACGCCGATGATTTTCCGATCGCCGTTAATTGCCTGCTCCTGCTTCCATCTGCCCATGCGTGTGATTCTGGGGAAATAGTTGGGATCGGGTATGGTATCTTCGCCTAGTATTCCATGCCGTATTAGGAATTCCCGATCGCTTGCAAACGCTTTACGCATAGCGTTGGCCAGGTCATTAACGGCGGCGCTGTTCGAGTATGCACCTTCGGGATGTCTTATGGCGATTCCTACTTCCTCTTTGAATTTCTGTTTGAAGCTGGCGGACATCTTCTCGTTTATTGTGGGGTTAGTCTCTTCTATGTACTTAGCGTAGGCGGCGTTGACGTTATCCCACATCCGTCCCACTTTTGCTGCGGTATGCTTAGCGCCCCACTCAACGACGGTTTCAGCATGTACCACTCCTCGTTGAGGTACATTATCCGGTGCTAGTAATGACAGAGTTCGCTGCACCATTTCCGTTAGGTTGCGTCCCAACTGCCCGCCCATGGAGAGTCGCACTGAAGCAAATCGCCTTTTACCTGTTCTTGACTGCCCTTCTATGTTACTGTCGCCGAATTCCCATCTCTTGGATACCGGTGGGTCCGTTGGCCCCTTACCGCCGCCCGCCGCTGTCTTGGCCTGCCCGGCTTGAATCTCATCTATTTGGTCCAGGTTCACAGCACGGTAGATTATTTTCCCGCCTCGTGATATCTGGCCTGGTTCCAGTGGAATCTCCCCTCTGGCCTCCGGCACACTGACGATGAACTCTCCGTTCTCGAAGCTGATGAAAGTACCCACCTTATCCTTATGCGGACCCCACACAATCAAAACCTCGTCAGTGGGGAACAGAGACGGCCGACCGGTCTGGGCGTCGAAGGCGGCACGTTGCTCGCGGGTGATGCTGAACGCGATTTTAGAGGCTTCAGGTAGATCGTCGCCGGCGGTTCGGGTGGCCTGCTGCGTGAGCTTGGCGGCGAACCGCTTTGCTACCGCCTCTGTCTTCGAGTTGTCGAAGGTGCCGGCTAGCACAGCTTTGACCGCATCGTCGGCGTTGTCCAGCACGGTGCCCCGCTGATGTTGCAGTGCGTGGGCAGCTTCTTCGAGGATGATCTCGGTGATCGCCTCATCGCTCTTACCCTTGAG